TTTTCACGATCTGGGCGCCGACAAATCGCCTGCCCTCAGCGAATGCCGTGGCGTGACTGTCCTGCTTGCGGTAGCTCAGGTCGTAGTAGTTGCTGGCCTGGTTGATGATCCAGTCCATGGCCGTCTGTTGCTGGCCTTCATTGGCCTTGCCGGCGATCACGGCGCGAACCGCCATGAGAATGTCTTTGTCATAGGCGGCCGGCGAATGTGCTTCCGTCACCAGCCCAGCGCCTTCGCGATTGCGGCGCAGACCGCGATGTAAGTCAGCACCATTGCCAGCACGACGCCGCCAACGAAGGCGGCAACGATTGCCATGATGATAAGTGCCGCGCTCATGGAGACACGAGCCATTCGCTGCGGAACTCGCCACACCAGTCATCGGAGTACGTGTCCGAATGGCTGCAAAACTCTCTGACGTACCCAGGCTCCATAAATTCTTGTATGGAGTCGTCCGCTGTCTCTACGCCTGTCATATGCGAATAGATCGCTGCGATGCCCTCTATAAGCCTCTGTGGCGTGCCCTCAGGCTTTGGGGGGAACCGACGACAGGTGCCCATACCGCCGCCATATCCCTCCCAGAAGATGCAATTCTTGCACTGGACGTGCTCAGGTTTAGCCATAGTTGCCTCCTATGGGTGTTTCTGTTCTTGAGCCTTTACGAACTTGACGATTGCCAGCGATGTTTCACGTGACATATCCGGCTTGGATGCGCAGCCCGCGAGGAGCAGGAGCGCCAGAATCAACCTCACGCGGCCACCGCTGGCGGCTGGATCATGCCGGCTTGCTGGAGTGCCACGGACGCATCCGCGACGTTCTTGCCCACCACAGCCCCGCCCTGTAGCGCTGTAGCGGCTTGCGTAAGGCCGTCGATGGTGTTCTGTTGGTCCGTGGCGTCCTGAACTGTCTGTTCGTCATTGAACCAGTCTGCGGGCGCCTGCGTGCCGCGCACGGCATCCTTGGTGGCCTTCTGCCAGTCAATGAGCGTTGCCACCGTCTTGTCGATCTGTGCAGCCCCGGCGACGATCTGGATGGATTCCTGAAATGCCTGGACGTTCTGCCGACCCTCGGCGGTGTTCAGCGGGCCTTCGAAGGTGAACGTCACATCCGCTTCGCTCAACGCCCTTGGCATTTCATCGATGTTGAAGGCGTTGTTCCTGATCGCCATCTGGAAACCGATGTCCAGGAGAGGCAGATGGTATTCGCTCTCGATAGGCCCGGTGAACGGCAGGATGGCGCGGCGGTATTCCTCAAGCCTTGCCTGCGTCTCGAAGGCCGTCTTCTGCTGCGGCGGCAGCGTGATCTTGTTGAGCAGGAAGGCTTCCGCAATGAGTGCCCTCACGTCCTGCTTCATTTCCTGCCCAAAGCTTAGGCCGCCTGACGGCTGTTCGATGAAAATCGAATCCTGAAGCTTCTGGTCCGCTTCCATGTCCACATAGGTCAGACCGCCAGCATATCGATTGACGGCATCGCGGAAGATTTCCCCTTTGCCGAACATGGGCGGGTCAACCGCCTTCTCGCCCTGCTCCAGAAGGATGCGGGCAAGAGACTGAAGCATGCGCGCATCGGGAAGCGAGTTGATGGCTGCGGGGCTGAAGCCCTGCGGGAAGCTCGATACCGTGCGCCATCTTGGAATGACGTAATTGAAGACCGGGAGCGGCCCCTCCCCCAGAATAGCCTCATGCTCCACATCGATATAGAGCGAGCAATAGGGGTTGTTCTTGTACTGGCGGCGCTTGGCCTTGTCGTCGCCGTAGATCTCCTCGAATGGCAGGACGATATGCCGGACCTTGAATTCCTTCGAGGGGTCCTTCTCGGCAGCGGTTAGAATGTCCTGGTGAAGGTTTCCCGCCCATGCCTTGCGCATCTTCATGTTGCGCGCCGTCATCGGCATGTTGCGCTGGTTATGGTCGATCTTGCCGACCGCGTTCACCATCCATGCGCATTCCTTGGGATGCCAAGTCCGAAACAGGAAATGCGAGCGATCCGGGCTTTCTTCCACTGACAGAACAGGATTGCCGAACGCCACCCAATCGTGATCCGCCTCGTTCGTTGCCCTGACGAAATTGGCCCTGCGATCATAGACCAGCCGGCGGAAATGATTGGTCGCGTATTCCAGCCAGCGGGCATTCGCCGGGTCTTCGTCAACCTCGTCGTAGCCTGTCTTGACCGCGAACCATTCGCCCTGACGAAGCAATGCCCCGATGGTGTTGCCGAGCGTTTCCCGCGCCTGAACGGGATAGGAGTCCATCAGGTCTGTCGAGAAATCATCCCCCAGCGTGAAGGACTGCGTGAAGTCCGCGCGCATGGGGTAGATTTGCTCGGCAACCTCCTGATTGAGCGAATCCCATTGCTGCTTCTTGGCGAAGAGCTTATCCCCGATGCTCACCAGCTCGCGCGCTCTCGTGTCCATTAGGCGGCACCGCGAATGTCAGCGTTGGTTCTTGCGTACTCAACCAAATGAGCATCACTCGCGTCGATTATGGCGCAATACCCCCTGGTCAACGGGATAATGCAAATGTCGTCATGCCGCTCGATTGGCCGCACCTTTTGACATCTCAGACGGTCGGGTACGCGGCTGTCCATCGATTAGCCGGCCTGCCCAAGCAGTGAATTGGAATAGCTCGCGGTCCCGGCATCACCAGTACGCCGAGATAACATCGTGGATGCCCTGCCCGTCCGTGCCGCTATCTGCTGACGCTCGCGAAGGTCGGCCGCACGGGCTGCCGCATCATCAGGAACGGGCATTGGCGTGGGCGGGGTGGGCTTTGGTGCCTTGCCGAAAAGGTTCATCAGGCTCTCCGTTTCTTCATGTTCGAATGGCCCAGATTGACGACTGGCGTTTGCCGGCCAAATCGGCTTTCTTCCCGCCTCGTCATGGCAGGGAACAGGGAAGCCAGGCCCCAGATCATTGCATCTGCCCTGTCCGGGCTTCTTGACCCGACATAACCAGCGGTTGTCATTGCGCAGAGCTGATCTTCCAAATCGCCGAAATAGCCGACGAGCGAGACCTTCTGCTGCTCAAAGAGAGCCGCGATAGGTTCGGCCCGCACAATCTTGCCGCGCGATGCGGTGACTTCTCGATACGGCACGGTAGAACCGCCACGTTTGGAGGCCGCCGAGCGGATGATTTCCGCCACCATGGCCCCGCCGAAATTGCTCTCGGCCACAACGCAATCGGCTTCCCATCGATCGAACGCAGAGACAGCCGCTGCGCCCCATAACGCGGGAGCCATGCGCCCTGAAATGTCCTCCAGGATGTATCCTCTGCCGTCCTTGCCAAGACCGCAGACGACAATACCGACTTCATCGGAGCGCTTGTCTTCCTCGCCGGCTACACCGGAAGGATCAACCGCGACCACGATCCGCACCATCTCCGGTATCTTGCCATCAACGATGCGCTGCTGATCCAGCAATTCCATGGTCCACAACGCCGAATCCGCCATGTCGGCGAACTGCCCAAGCCAGAAGCGACGCCTCATGGCTTCCGACATGCCCTGAAGCTCCTCCAGATACGAGGCCGGGAGATTGGCCTCATTGTCCTTCGGATTCATGGTGATGGCGGCGTAGTTCGCGGGATTTGCCAGCGGCGTCCGGCGATCTGGATCCTTCTTTTCAACGAAAAGCTTGTAGGTCCAATGCGCCATTCCTGGCGGGTTGCAATCGTAGTAGGCTTTCAGCCTGAGCGGAGTCTTTTGCGCTAGGCGTGTGATCGCCATGTTGCGAGAGGCATAGGGTATTTGCGAGCACTCGTTGAGATAGAGCGTCGCGTATTCCTGCCCCAGGATCTTTTCGGTGCGCTCTTTGTCGTCCAGCCCGCCGAACCAGATTTCCGAGCCATTCGGCAGCGTTAGATACCAGTCGGATTTGTCCAGCTTGCAGTTGGCAGCAACACCGGGAAAGCACCGCTCCATCACTGTGGGCAGCGTGTCGAGAATGATCGAAGCCTTGATATGGTTGAACCGGTAGCGAAGCATCGCGTGCCGGCTTTTATGGGCCAAAGCCCGGATAATCACTGCGCGGACAAACCCGAATGTCTTCCCCGAGCGAGAGCCGCCGTATGCCATGATGTGAGTGGCATCAGAGGCCAGAAGATCAATCTGAGCCTGCTGCTTTTTGTGAAGCTTGAACGGATCATTGGGGCGAGAGACGCTGCCCAGGATTTCCGTCCACTCACCAACATCGATCAAAGGATAGCCGCGTCCTTGGTGCCTATGACTACCTGGATCGGCCCGCCATCAGGGCCGGTATGTTCCTGCTTGTCGCGCCAGTCCGCAGGGCGGCGGTTCTTCAGCCAGAAGATGGCCGCAGTCGTGTCGGGCGCAACATGCTCGCGAACAGGGGCTCGGATAATCTCGCCCTGGTGCTGGAATATCTTCTCGCTTTCGAACGTGTAGCCGACCGCCTTATGGTAAAGACTGCTCACCACGCGCTCGTCGGCTTTTTCCTTTCCGGCGTTTAAGGCCTGACAAAATTCCTCATGCGCATGCTTCCACCGATATACGGTTCGCACATCGACGCCGAAGAAATCAGCAACTTCGATGTCGGTCGCCCCTAGTGAGGCAAGCTTTTCGGCCTGCCCCACATAGGATGGGTCGTAGTCAGTGGGCCTTCCTGCGGTCAAAGCTTGTTGCCTCCAAGCTGGGTCATTACGCGTTGGTGACGGTGCCGCCGCCGATGACGCGGCCATTCGGGAGCCGGACAGCGAGATATCCGGCAGCAGTGCCCGTATCCAGGTAGCTACCAGCCCACGCACCTGACGTGCTGGTGATGCAGGCGAACAGCTTCTTGGCGACGATGGCGAGGAGCTTGCCGGTTGCGCCCTGCTGGACACCCGTCGAACCGCCGGCCGCAACGAAGTCGGTCATCGCCGAACTGGAGTACATGATGATCTCGAAGTTCTCGGCATAATCGATGGCGTTGCCCTGGGCGTCCTTCAGCGTGATCGTGATGTCGCGGGTGTCGCCAGTCGTGGCGCCTTCCGCGCTGATGCTGATGGTTGCGTCAACTGCCGGCTGGGAGATGTTGATGCCCTGGGCTACGAGTTGCCCGTAGGCGCCAATGCCGAGACGGCGGCCGGCGATGGATTTCAAAGTGCGGGGCTGGGTGGTCATGTCTGTGTTCCTTTATTGTTGCTGGTTGCTTGCATGGAAAAGCCCGCCGAAGCGGGCCTGGGTGAAAACTCGTGTACGCCCTGACTGTCAGCCGTCGAGGCCGACTTGGATCCCCCATTTGATGGCGCTGACGTGCGATGTCACATTCCAGCGCAACCTTACCGGCGCCGGGGCTTCCCACGCCTTGAAGTAGTCCGACGTGATGCCGGTGGCGTCTGGGTGCTTCAGCCAGGTTGTGCCATCCGCCTCCATGACTTCGAGATCCACGGAACCGGATCCGAAATCGAGATAGAGATTGAAGCTTCTCGCCGGCCCCACCGCGTCTAGCGCGCCTGTGCCGCTTGTCGTGCCGCTTGCCATGGTGTTGTTCCTTTTGACTATTCGGCCAGCATAATCCGCTGAATGCCCATGAGCGTGCAGATGGTCTCCAGCGCTTGCGGACCCGCCTCGCCCAACGTTGGCCCGGTGAGCAGCACGCTTTCCAGTGCGGTCACGGCATCATCGACTTGCTGCTGCGTATAGGCACCGGCCGGGCCGAGAGGGTCGAGCGTGAAGTCTGCCGTCTTCGAATAGGGATAGGTCGCCTTGGTGGCGTCATCGATCGGCAGGCCACCGATGAGATGCGATGCCGGCTCCTGCCCATTCGCGGAGAAGCGCTGCGAAAGGTTGTCGC